ATATTTTAAACCCTTATATTTCTGTTAACTATATAATAAAGACATAACATGGCTACATACGAATCAAAAAAATACGCACACACAGGAGCTAATCTAGTAAACATAGCAGCAACCGCAGTCGCTGATGGTACTGTTAGTAATGCTGAATATCAGTTTATAAACTCATTAGCATCTAACGCACAAACTCAGATAAGTGCTAAACTGCCACTTGCTGGTGGAACGTTGACCGGGGATTTAAACTTAGGTGATGACGTAGATATTAATTTTGGTGATAGTACAGATTTAAAAATATTTCATAATGGTAGTGACAGTATTATACAAGACGCTGGTACAGGAGATTTAGTTGTAGCTGGTGACAATGTACAAATAACAAACTCAGCACAGTCCGAAAATCAAGCTGTATTTACATCAAACGGCGCTGTTGAGCTATACCATAATAATGCAAAAAAAATAGAAACCAGCGCGACGGGAGTGACAATTACCGGGGTTGCGGCTGCAACTACAGTCACTGGAGATGGTTCAGGTTTAACTTCTTTAAACGGATCAAACATATCTTCAGGTACAGTTGCCGATGCTAGAATATCAACTTTGACAGCAAGTAAACTAACAGGTGCTTTACCAGCAATCGATGGATCAAACTTAACAGGCATTGATGTAGTTCCTAGTGCAGCGGATACCGTTGGAGCTCTAAGGACATTTGCTCTTTTTGCTGCTTCTGTAGGTTCACCCGCAAATACTACTATAAGTGTAGGAGATGTTATTACCCCAGCTACATATACAAACGGAGGAAGTCCTGCTTTGCATTTGGCTATTGATCCTGGAGCGTTAAAGAACTCAGGATTTACCAGCTCAACAAGCCATAACATAGGAGGAAAAACTAGAACTACTGTATCTGGAACGTGGAGAGTTCTTACTATTGGTGAGTATCAAATAGCTACAGTTACTTCTGGTCCAAATGCAGGTCAACAAAGTGCTGCTAGTAATGGTTTCTTAGCTCAAAGGATTACATAATGGCCTTAATCAAAGCACAGTTCAAACCTGGTATTGATAAACAAACAACCACTTACGGAGCGGAAGGTCGCTGGGTTGATGCTAAAAATGTTCGTTTTAGATCAGGCTTGCCAGAAAAAATAGGAGGCTGGAATAAAGTTGTTACACCGGTAACAAAGATAGCAGGTGTTGTTAGAGCAAGCACTGCTTGGTATTCATTGACTGGAGTTAGACATTTAGCTTTAGGAACAGATAGAAAATTATATATTTATGTAGAGGGTCGTTTTTACGACATCACACCAATTAGAAAAACAACTAGCTCTCTTGCAAATCCTTTTACAACAAACGGAACTACAACAGTTAGCGTTGCAGATGCAAATCACGGCGCCGCGGTCGGTGATTTTGTAACCTTTGATAGTTACTCAGCTATTGATGGTTTGGACATGAACAATGAATTTGAAGTAACCTCCGTTACTAGTTCTAGTGTATATACAGTTACACACACAAGCACGGCTAGCGGTTCAACATCAGGTGGTGGTGGAACGGGGAACGCGAAGTATCAAATTACTTCAGGTACAAACAAAGCAGCTTTTGGTTTTGGATGGGGTACTGGAGCGTGGAACGTGGGAACTTGGAATACACCAAGATCTACAAGTAGTATTCAACTGGATGCAACGTATTGGTCACTAGATACTTTTGGTGAGGATTTGCTTGCTATTAGAAACGACGACGCTTTATATCGTTGGGATTTATCTGCTGGGACAAGCACGAGAGCTGCTAAGATTGCTGCTGCTCCTGGGACGAACAGAGTTTTACTGGTGTCTTCTCCAGACAGACACATATTTTTATTTGGCACAGAAACAACCATAGGAACAACAAGCACACAAGATGATTTATTTTTAAGATTTTCATCTCAAGAAGATTTTAACACGTGGGCACCTACTGCAGAAAACACAGCAGGTTCTTTTAGGATACAAGATGGTTCTAAAATTGTTGCAGCAGGAAGATCTAGGGGCTCTATTCTGGTGTGGACAGATACAGCACTACACTCTTTAAATAACATTGGTCCACCTTTTATTTTTGGTCTTAACCAGGTTGGTGCAAACTGTGGAGCTATTTCACCTAACTGCACTGTAGATGTTAATGGTGTTACCTTTTGGATGAGTCAAACAGCTTTCTATGTGTTTGATGGTGCAATTAATAAACTGCCTTGTACTGTGCAGGATTTTGTATTTGATGATATCAATACAACAGGTCAAGAACAAATTTTCTGCGGTGTCAATACAGACTTTAATGAAGTCACTTGGTTTTATCCTAGTGAAAGTTCTGACTTTATAGACAGAAGTGTTACATACAATTATCTAGAAAAAATTTGGTATACAAACGATGGCTTTGCTAGAACATCATGGGTTGACAGAGGAGTATATCCAAATCCATACGCAACAGAATACAGCAGCACTGATCTACCTACTAATGAAACTATTTTAGGTGTGACAGGTGGAGCAAGTATATTGTATGCTCATGAAGATGGTGTTAATGATGATGGAGCTAAAATGGATTGTCAGATAACAAGTGGTGACTTTGATATAGAAGAAGGAGATCAAGTGTTTTTATGTTCTCGTGTTATACCTGACTTCAAAGATCAAGTTGGTAATGCTGATATAACGATAGAGTTTGCAAATTATCCAGTCAGTACAAACACAAGATCTTTTACAGGTACAATAACACCGACTACTAAATTCTTTTCAGTTAGAGGTAGAGGCAGACAAGCTAATGTAAAAGTAGCAAACAATATACTAGATTCAAACTGGAGATTTGGCACTGTAAGGATGGATCTTAAACCGGACGGTTCTAGATAATGGCTAAAATTAATATTACAAGATTACCCTTACCGTCTGATACTTTTGATAGACAACAACAAGATATTTTAATTCGTGAATTAGAAAACATTATTAATCAACTTAACTTTACGTTTCAACAAGACTTACGTGAAGAACTAACAGCAAGGACTTGGTTTCTGTAATGAGTGACATTTATAAAAATAGAAGTGTAGACCTGACAACAACGGATGTGACTACAGTATACACCGTGCCTACAGCAAATACATCAACTGTGCCACCACAGAAACCGGTGCAAGGAATTATAAAATCTATTCGTGTGTGTAACGACTCAGGAGGAGCTGTTACAATAACATTGGTAAATACAGATTCTAGTGTGGGTGGAGATATTAAAATAGTTAACGCTTTGTCGGTAGCTTCAAACTCTGCAGTAGAAATACTAGATCAACCAATGGTTGTTGAAGATAGCGATATCATAAAAGCAACAGCTAGCGGAGCTAACGCACTACATGTAATATTATCAGTATTGGAGATATCATGAAAAAAATACAAGAATCTAAGGTTATTGGGACTGAAATGGTTGAAGGAAAAGAAGTTCCTGTTCTGCAACCAGAAGTTTACCACAGAATTTATTGTAAAAACTGCAACAATGAGGTAGATTCACATGAAGAGGCAACTGGAGTATGCAGCGATTGTGGAGAATCTTGGGAAGTACACAAAGCAACAGATATACATATAAAAGTAATTCAAATACCCTTAGGATCGGGGACCGGAGAATAAATGGGAATAAGTAGTTTTTTAGATAAAATAGGTGACGCGTTAGTACCAAAGGAAATTGCTCCTTTCTTAGGACCAGCGGCCATGGCTTTTGCAGGACCGTTAGGAATACCTGCAGCACTAGCTTTAGGACAGCTTGGTTCGGTAAAGATGCATTCTGGTAAATTAGATCCAATAACTGCTCTCGGTACACTTATGGCTGCTCGAGCTGCTGGGCCTCAAGATGGACCAACGGTTTCAGATAGACTTGGAAAAGGTATTGGAACTTTGTTTGATGACACAAAAGGTAATGCAGATTTATTCGCTGGATTTAGAAAAGGTGCTTTTTCTCAACCTGTAAGCACTCAGCCAAAATTCTTAAGAAACAAACCTCGAACATCAACAAAAAATCCGTTGGCTACTTCATCAGAAATGCCATCAGAGTTTAGTCAAAAACGTTTTCTTGGAGGAAAAGAAAACCCATTGTTTCAGAAAACTCCTGTAACACTTGCTACAGAGCCTCCAATGTTAAAAAATATGCCAAAGATGAGACCCGAAGATCCTAGCTTTTTACGTAGAGCAACAGGCAAAGGTATGGAAGTATTTGATTCTGTTAGTAAGTCAGTATTTCCTGGTTTTAGCAAAGATGGAGAATTTGATTTGGGTAACTCACTTAGAACAATAGGTGCCATAACTACGATATCTCAAATGAAACCAGCCGCAGAAGCTTTGAAACAACAAAAGATGAAAAGCAAACGAGAAGAGGGCAGGGTTTGGAGAGAATGGTTTAAAGGATATGAAAATTTATCAGGTGGAGTGCCTTACCCTAAAGATAATCCAACTATGGCTGATCCTTATATTATAGATAAATACAATGAGTTTATGTTGGCAAATGGCGGAAGAGTAGGCTATAATGAAGGTGGCGGCATCATGGACGTCGCTCCAGGTATACCTAAAGGAATGGAACTAGATTATAGGGACACAGGTGGGTTTATACCAATGGGTACAAAAGAGAAAAAAGATGATGTGCCTGCAGTCCTTGCTAAAAATGAATTTGTACTAACATCGGATGCGATGAAAGGTTTAGATAGAATGATGGGTGGCTCTGGAGATCCCAGGTCTGCTGCTAAATACATGTATAATATGATGGATCAATTAGAGGCAATGGCATAATGGCTACACAAACTACAAGAACATTAGGACCTTTCTTTTTAGAAAAAATGGGAACCGACTTTGGTTCTTATTTTACAGGTGCCAAAGATATTTCAGATACAACAGAAAATCCATATTACGTTGATCCTTCTAGTTTTACAGGTAAAGATTTTGTAGCAGAGCAAGATCAAATGACTAAAGATGCTCAAGAACTTGCTAAAAAAGGTTTGGGTGGTTACGAAGATTATTTAAAAAAAGCTGATCAATTTGCTGGACTGGCAGAAGATATGGTTGTTGATCCAGTCACAGGTATGGTTAGACCAGCAGCGGGAGCCGATGCTCTTGGTAAAGCAGGTACAGCTTTTGATGACATGCAAGCTGCAGCTAAAGCAGGACAAGGGGCAAGTGATCAATTCAGAAAAGCTGCTGCTGGATTTAGTGGAGCAGGAGCATACAAACAATTTATGTCGCCATATCAACAAGAAGTTCTTGATGCGACAATGGCTGAGATGCAAAGCAAAGCTGCAAAACAAATGTCTGCTCTTGGAGCAAGTGCAGGGAATGCTTTCGGTGGTGGCAGGTTCGGTGTTGCGCAGGGTAACCTGATGGCAAAAAATATTATGGATCAAGCTATGACCTCTGCCGACATAAGGCAAAAAGGTTTTGCACAAGCAAACCAATTAGCTAACCAAGCGTTTCAACAACAAATGGGCATGGGTTCTCAAGCTATGCAACAAGCAGGACAAAATGTTGGAATGTTTGGACAAGCAGGACAAGCTCAAGCAGGATTAGCCAATCAACAAAATCAACAATTCGCAAATCAACTATCTCAGTTAGGTGGACTAGCTGCTCAACAACAAGGTTTGGGTGAGTATGAAATGTCTATGCTTGGTAATCAAATAAACGCATTGTCAACAATGGGAACACAAAACCAAGCTTTCAAACAAGCACAACTTGATGCAAAAAAAGCAGGTCTAAGAGAACAAGCTTTTGCAAAACAACAAGGACTAGGTTTCTTAAGTCAGATGCTAGGTTCTGCGTATGGTGCGCCAGGTTCAACTACATATACAACAACACCTGATCCAAGCACGGCACAAACATTACTAGGTGGCGGTATTGGTATACTAGGTTTATTGGGAGCATCAGGAGCGTACGGATAATGAGAAGTTTAAATAGACCAATGTTTAAAAGAGGCGGTAAAGTTTCTTCAAAGAATAATGGCATAGTGTCGGGTTTTGAAGATGAAGAACGTACAGAGTTTTCTACAGGCGGTTCACAAAACACAAAAGACATATTAGAGGTAATGAAGACTTATGGTCTTTTAGAGCAACCTGAAATGGAAAAAGGTTTGAACATGGGAGACTACTTAAGAATAGCTGCAGCGGGAGCAAACATAATGGGAGCACCTGCGACAGGTCAAAGTGGTATAGGCGGAGCGTTAACTGCTGCCGGACCATCACTTGCAGGTTTAGGAATGGACCTAGCTAGTTCTTATGATAACAAAAAACAAAATTATTTTGACAAAGTAGCTGGCAATAAAGAACTAATGGCTAGTGCAGTCACTACTGGTTTTGGAATGGCAGATAGAGATGAGTTTGAAAGAGCATTAGATTCTGTTGATGGTTATAGAAATGTAATAACAGACACAAGCACAAGTCTTCAAGAAAAAGAACAAGCATTCAACGACATGAAAACTGTACTACAGATTTTTGTTGGACAAGACCTAGATGACTTTGCTGATACTACTGCTAGAGAAGCAGTAAAAGCAGAAATGTTAGGTGAGGGTAAATCAATAAGCACACACCCTGATGAGTATGAAGAAAGACTTGAGCGTGTAATGTTGAAAAAATTATTACCAACATACAACTTTGATTCAATATATAAGGCTTTGGACAGTGCAAGAAAAGGCAGTGCCGAAGGTGGTCGTGTTGGAGCAATGAGTGGTATGTTTATGGGTGACGAAGAAATTGAAGCAAGTCAAGCTCAAAAAGCTACGATGGCAAGACAGGGAGAACTTTCTCAAAAACAAGACGCTTTGATGAATATGGTAATGAACAACAGAATGAGAGGCGTAAAAAACTCAAACAGAATTATTGAAGAAATACAAAAAACAGGAAGTGTTTTAAGTCCAAGTGATAAAGACTTTATTCTTGAAAGAAACAATGCCTTAAACACATACAGCATGGACACTAGAGACGACGAAGTTATTGGAAGAGCAGAGGGAGGTCGTGTTGAACTTAATGAAGGTGGAGCTCCAATGACTGCTATGCCTACTGAACAACCACAACAATCGCAGGGTATTTCATTTGAAGAGCTTCGTGCAAGATTACCTGTTGAAGTAGATGACTCAGTTGTTAAACTGTTAGCTACTAGTGAAGCGGCACTATATGATTTTGCAAGTATAGAGTCAGAACAAGACATAGCAATATTCAATCAAAAATATAACGTAGATTTACAATTACCAGCACAGGTGGCTTAACATGAGCATCTTTGACTCAAAGAAGTCTGATCCTTTAAGACAGGCGTTTGAGGATAAAAAATTAACAGATTTTTTTACAAAAGAAGAGCTTGCAAGAACAGGAGACTTTTATCGTAAGACAGGTGCAAGAACTATAGATGATTATGTAGAGCTAGTAAACCTGATAGCAAAAGCTCACCCTATGACAAAAGCAGTATCAGCTCTGCAAAAAAAAGGACTTGAGGCAATTAACATAAACCCAGATAGGCCTCTTTCGTTTGTGTATGATGATCAAAAAGATGATGAAGCAAGGTTATCACAAGGCTTGTCTTTATATACTGATCCTCTTCTTCTGTATGCTCCAGTCAAAAATGCAGCGCAAAAAACTATTAGTAAAATACCAGACATTGTTAGTGATATAAAATACGGAGATAAAACATTTTCTGCAACCAGGGGCAAGTTGCCAGCGCCAGTGTCAGGAGCAGGTGCGAATGTTGTTAGAAACATAGATGATGCTATTGCACAAGTAAGAAAAGAGATGGCTGAAACTGGTGAGATACTAACCGAGAAAGAGATAATAGAAAAAGCAACTAAACGACTTACCTTTGGTATCAAAGCAGATAAAGCGGGTAAAGAATTAGTAGATATGTTTGGAAAAAAAGCTACAGACTATGGTTTAGAAAAAGATATAAAATTTGCTTTTAAAGACAAAGATGCAAGCAAGGTAAGAGACATGGCTGACTTAGTGCCAACCACTAAAAATCTTACAACTCCTTTAGTTGATGGAAGTAAAAGTTATTCAGAAAACTTAACAGACATAGCCAAACAGTTAGAAGGTAAAATGGTGCATGGTAGTAAACCAGGTGAATCAGTGCAACCTTTTAGTTCTAAATCAGAATATTTTAGACAAGCAGTGCAAAAAGAATATTTTAAACAGAATCAATTGTCAGTTAAACAATATGAAGATTATTACAAAGCTTTGATAAATGATAAAGGTAGAGTTGATTTGCCTGAAAATTTTTATGCGGGTCTTAAACCTGAAGAATTTGCAACTTTTAAAGCTTACGATAATACTAGAAGACAAATACCAAATTTAAAGCAAGCTAGAAAAAATTTAGAAGAACAAGGTTTTTCTAAAACAGATTTTAAAAACGCTGCACAAAATCAAAAAATTTATTCTTATGCACCAGCAGACTATGCAGCTTATCGTGCAAAACAAGCGGGATATAGATCAGCAAACTACAGCGGATCAAAACAAGAAGCTCGTGTTCTTGGGTTAAAAGACTATGGAATAAAATTAAGTGAGAGAGAACAAAGTATTTTTGACCAAGTTAACTTTGTTTGGAAAACAGACACAAGCACAGCTATAAAAAAGAATGAAGATTTACAAAAACTAATATTAAATAATGATGACATAATAAACGATCTTTCGTACAGAGTTTTAAACAGCGGTAAACTTGCAAAAAGTAAACCTAAAGTTACTGTAGATAGATTGAAAAATTCAGAGTTTAACAAAGATAAATATACACAAACTTTTTACGAAACAGATCACATAATGCCTGTAGAGTCAGCTAATACAGCAGGAGTTAACGCTCTACGTAATTTACAAACATTACCTAAAACATTAAACAATGATTTTAAAAAACCTTTTGATAAGTATGTTGCTAAGCTTTTAAAACAAGAAAGTATAGATCAAAAAGATATTGATAACGTTAGAGAGATAGTTGATCAAGCTAGAGATCTAGGTGTAACTTTATACATAGATGAGCCAGCTAAATTTGGTTACACAAAAAAATTTGTTGGTGCACCATACAGTGACCTTGCAAATGAAGTAGGTCAAATACCTTATGTAATGCAGACAGAAAATATAATCAAAAGATACTCTCCTGAAGCTAGTTTACGAGAACTTGATTTAGGTAGAGGAGGCGCTGACGTTGGAGGATCAGGGGAAGATATTTCTACAGGAGCAAATATATTAAGAGCAAAAAGACTTCAAGATCTTGAGAGTGTAAAAGCACTACAAGAGAGAATAAAAAGTATGTATCCTACAGACGGTGTTACGCGTCTTGCAAAAATGAGAGAAGCTAAATACGCAGAAATATCAAAGAAAGCTAGAGAAGAATTACGTAATGAACGTCCTGTAAAATTCAAAGCGTCTGAGCTTGCAAATGTAGCAAGAGAACTTATTTTTAAACCTTCAGGAATAGCGATGACAACTCCTATGGTTCTTGGTCTTAATGCAGTTGAAGGCGCTTATAATCTTGTGCGACCAGGTGTTGAAAACGATATAGACATGAAAGAAAAATTTCCTAATGTTTATAATCTTTATAACTACTATTCATCGGGCATCGGTCCAACACCAGAAGAACAAACGTACATAGGTTTTCTAGACGAAGGAGTTAGGTCTGTACAAAAAGGAATGGATAATCTTGGTTATGGTGTTTTAGACTTAGCTTTCACTATTCCTGATTTTGCTTTTGGCACAAAACTTCAAGAACGTTTACAAAAATCTTATGATGAAAACGCTAAGGCTGATCCTGAAACATTTTTGGGTGATGCGGGAGCAATACTAACCGAGTTCGGAGTACCGGGAACCGCGGCTTTTAAGTTTATAAACTTTTTAAGAAAAGGTTTTAAGATAACCGACAAATCAACAGAAGGTTTAAAAGGTGCAATAAAATATAAAACACAAATATCAAACGTATCAAAAAGAGTTGCAACAGTAGGCAGCTCTGCTTTTTTAGGTGAGTTTGTTGGTGGTAGCAGATACAACTCAGTAACAAGAATGAGTCCTGATGATCCGTTTTTATTAGACAACGTTGCGGGTTACAGTTTTGAAAACACAGCTGGCTTATCTGGAAGAGAATTAGTTTTGGCAAACTTTAGAAACAGACTACGTTTTGGAGCAGAAGGTGCTATAATTGGAGGTTTGTTTCCAATTGTTGGTCCTGCTTTATACAACGTCACAAAGTATGGTGTAATTAAACCATCAGCATTTGTAGCAGGTAAGGGTTTACAAGCTACAAATTTATTAGCTGTAAAACCTGCGTCTTATTTATTAGCAAGAACGCCAGGAGTTGCACAAATTGGTCAGCTAGCTGGCATTGCAACGGGGCTCGGGGCTAAGTTTTTAGGAAAAGATATTTTAGCAAGAACTGCTGTAGGTCTAATGGGATCACCAACACTTAAGCAACTACCTGATTTTAAAGATTGGAGAATGTTTGAAGTAACATCTACTGATCCTTTACAAAGAAATCTAAAAAAGTTTGATAACTTTTTATCTTTGTTTAGAGACAGTGCCAATCAATCAGCAAATAGATTTTTCTTATCTGGTTCAACTGACAGAAGTATAAAAGCTATATCTAGGAAAATAGAAAAACAATTAGATGTGGTTGAGAAACGTGCATACAATTTAGCTAAAGGCTTTTTAACAAGTTACAACGCAAAAACAACCTCGCCTGCAAAACAAGATTTTTATCTTGATCAGGTTATGTCTTACTTAAAAGGTCAAATTAAAAAAAGCGATTTACCAGACGTGTTGCAAGAATCAGCAGAGGCTTTGAATAAAACGTTTATACAAATTAAAAAAGATTTTGCAGATGTTTTACCTGACGGAGCTGGTTTAAAAGATTTCTTAAATACAAACTTACGTCAATATGTTAGATCTTCTTTTTCATCATTTACAAACCCTTTGTACAGGCCAGACCCAAATACGTTTAATAGAGCGGTAGACTTTATGGTTGACAGAATAAGTAAAAATGAAAACATGATAGAAGCTGCCCTTGCAGGGTCAAAAGTAACTGATCAAGCAGTAGCTATAAAAGATTTTGCACGTAAGCAAGTAGAAAGTATTTTACAAAGAGGTAAAACCGACAATAGAGATCCTCTTGATGTCTTATCCTTCATAGCTAGACAGAACTTAAAAATGGATGATCTTGTTGTACAAACCGGTGAAGAGTTACCGGATGTAATTAGAAAACTTCTTGGTGAAGAAAACAACTTAAGAACTTCTGTAATGACAACAGCGACTGATCTTGCTTCACAAACAGCAAACTTACAGATGTATGACAAACTAGCTAAGCTTGGTGTTCAAGAAGGATGGTTGTTTAGAACTGCAGAAGAAGCTATTGCAGCAGGAGTTATCAATCCAAAACTAATAGGACCAAGGCTTCCTGGTCTTGGTAAACTAAACAGCTCTATCTCTGAAGCATATGGTGGAGAAGATATTGTAAACTCTATCGTTGGTTCAAGTGGTTTATTAGATAACTTATTAAAGAATGACATCTATCAAGGACTGATTGCATATAAAGCAATGGTACAAACAGGTAAAACTGTTTATTCACCTGCTACGCAAACACGTAACTTTGGTTCTGCAGGATTCTTTCCTTTACAAAGTGGTCACATCGGTGGCGCTGCTTCTGTAACAGACGCATTTAAAATTATGTTAGATGATATATTTGGAGCAGGTAAGGTCGCTAACGAACAAGACCTAATTGATCGTATAACAAGAAAAATTGAACTAGGTGTATTAGATGAAAACGTTGTGGTATCAGAGTTAAAAGACATACTTCAAGATTTAAAAAAAGCAAACTTTAAGTCTTACGCTTCTTTCGCAGATGCGGTTGATAATACTAAGTTGTCACAAACAGCTACAAGATTATATGCTGGTGGTGATAATGTTTGGAAATGGTATGGTCATGAGTTTGTAATGTCACAGCTTAAGAATGGTTTTAAAAACGTTGACGAAATAAAAGACGCATACAAAACAGTTTTCAAGGCTGATATAAATCCAACAAGTGTTGCAGAAGGTGTTGAGCAGTATGCTGCTAGTTTAATCAGAGACACTTATCCAACATATAGTAAAGTACCAAAACTAATTCAGCTAATCAGACGTGTTCCATTTATAGGTAACTTCGTTTCATTCCCAGCTGAGATACTTAGAACAACTTTTACAACCAGTGCTATAGCAGCAAAACACATAGCCTCTAACAATCCAACTCTTAGAGAGTTAGGATATAGAACTTTAATGGGTCAATATTTAACGTTTGGCGGTATAGGTCTTGGAACTAAATATATTGGTGAAACAATGTCAAACATGTCGAGTCAACAATTAAAAGACCTTAAAGAATATTTTGTTCCTGACTTTATGAGAAACAGTGACCTGATACCTGTAACACCAATGAAAGATGGTGTAGTAAAAGTATTCGATAACTCAAGATACTTTCCATACGATTTAGTTAGTGCAACAGTTTCAAACTTGATGAAAAGAATATTTACAAGCAAAGAAAGGCTTGATCCTGAAAAAATTGAAACAGACATGTTTAAAGATTTATACAATTACACAGGACCTTTTGCAGATCTTGCAGGTGGCACTTTGTTTGGAACAGCCATCGGTTATGAGCCTGCGCTAACTTTCTTAACTGGTGGTAGAACTAAACAAGGCAATAGAATTTATTCTGAAACAGACACCACTATAGAAAAATTTGACAAAATGTTTGCTCACACATTTCAAACAATCAATCCTGGTTTTGTTAGAACACTTCAAAACCTATACAAGTCGGCAGCAGGTTTGTTAACAGGTACAGGACAACCTATAAAAATGACAGACGAAGTATTTAAATTGTTTGGTGGGTCATCAGTTACTATCGATGTACCAGGATCTTTTCGTTATCAAATTGGTGAATTGAAATCTAGTTTTAGAGAGCCAAAAGTTGCTGAAGGTTTCTTTAGGCCTGACTTTAGAAGCGGTGATCAACTTGTAAGAGAGTATAACGAACAAAACGAAGAAGCGTTTAGAGAACAATATGAATTTTTCAAACTAGTTAGAGCTGCAAGACGAAATGATTTCATGAAAGACAGTGAAATAATAAAACTCTTAGTAGATAGGGTTGGTAAAAAAACAGCAGCCAATATTATATCTGGTAGGTTTACACCTTTATCATACAGTAGAGATGCTTTAGTCGGTAGATATGAGAATGTAAAAAGAGGTAATCCTGATTCAGATGTGTTCATTGCTGATTTCTTACCGTTTGGTAAATTAGAGGCTGCAAAAGCAAGATGGGGATCGCAGCTATTTTCTAACTATGAAAAAGAAATGAACAAAGAAAAAGAGATTGAAAATCAACAGCAGTCAGCAGTTGTGCCACCAGTAAACAACCAAGTTGCTTCTGCTCCACCACCTTCACAACTACCAACAACTCCAGATCCTGTTGTAACTGCGGCAAAGCCAGATATCAATAGAGCTACTGGATTGACATCTAATGAAACAGCTTTATTATCACCGTCAGAACAAGCTATTAGACAAAAACAAAGAGTAACGGGGGTACTTTAAGTGAACGATACAGTTACAGGCATAACACCAGAAGACGAAAGGGAACATATTATATCTCTTTATGGTCATGTTAAAGGCGTTGAGCGTGAAATAGAAATTATAAAAACAAATCACCTCAAACATCTTGACGATAAAATTTCACACGTACATCAAGACGTAGAAAAATTGGGTGGTAAGATAGACAAAATCTATTGGGTTGTTTTATCTACAGTGGGAGCTGTAGGATTAATATTTATAGAAACTTTATTGGGGATGATATGAAACTATCTAAAAACTTTTCTTTAGGCGAGATGACTAAATCTCAAACAGCTACGCGCAAAAACATAAAGAACGAACCATCAACTGCGCACGTAGAAAATCTTATTCACCTAGCGGAGACTGTCCTGCAACCAGTGAGAGATCACTTTGGTAAACCGGTCGCTATATCCTCAGGCTATCGTAGCCCAGAGCTGTGCGAGGCTATCGGGTCTTCGAATAAGTCACAGCATGCCCGGGGTGAGGCAGCAGACTTCGAGATACCTGGAGTTGACAACAAGGAACTTGCAACGTGGATTAGTAAAAATACGGCATTTGACCAATTAATATTGGAGTTTTATAGTGAAGGAGATCCAAATTCTGGATGGGTTCACTGTTCAGCGGTGAAGGAAGACTCAAGAAAACAAGTATTAAGAGCAAGCAAAGTAGAAGGACGGACCAAGTACGAGCAAATATTGCTTTAAATCCACTGTCCCAAATCTTCACCCATAATTTCATTAGCTATATTTATTTTATCCCTTAATGCTTTTACAATACGTTCATCTATAGTCTTTTCTGCTATTAAATCCACGTAAGTAACGCTGCCAGTTTGACCGATACGGTGAGCTCGATCTTCTGACTGCAATCTTTTTTCAAGATCATAACTGTTAGAATAGTAGATTACTGTGTTTGCAGCAGTAAGGGTGATTCCATAGCCTCCGGTTTGTGGATTTCCTACGAAATAGCGTGTAGGGCCCTTTTCTTGCTGAAATAGAGCAATCTGCTCTTGCCGGACCTTAGGGTCTACTGACCCGTGATATTCGACTGTAGAGGCTTCTCCGTAAGCTTTTTTTAAATTTTCTACTATATTTTTTATGTCCTCAACGTAATTTGCCCAAATTATGACCTTACCCTCTGTTTCTTCTAGCAACTGCATCAAAGACGTTAGTCTGTTATTTTTTAGGTGAGTAATGTTGCCGTCGTCTGATTTGAAATGCCCGCAAGTGATCTGATGCAAGCGCATCATCTGTGTCATTACATTTACAGTAGACATAACTTCACCACTTTCCAACATAGCAAGAGCCATCTGTTTCATTTGACTGTATGCTTTGTCTTGTTCTGGTGTTAGTTCTACTAATCGTTTTGTAAATACTTTGTCTGGTAAATCTAAACAGTCTTCTTTCAACACACGATAAGAAAACTTTTGTAATTTTTCTGTCAGCTCTTCAAGTCTTCTGTAACTATCTACAACCTGAACACGACGACCACCAAAATATTTGTCAACCATTTTTGCATAGCGAGATCTGTATGCATAGTATGAGTCGTAACCCAATAAGTATGGATCGAGGAACATGCATTGACTGAATAAGTCAAGCGGTGATTTTGTTACTGGAGAGCCTGTCAAGATTCTACGATATTTCGCTAGATTCCCTATTTTTAAAATATTTTTTGTTCGCTTTGCTGTCGGATTCTTGATCGTCGTAGATTCATCAATCCCTATCAAAGCTCTTCCACCGAATATGCTAAGGAATCTATCTGCAAAGTCCAGACCTTTCGAGGTAGAAAATGCTTCTATGTTAATTATCAATATCTTAAGTTCATCCTTGCCATCAAACAAAGTGTCTAGTTCAGCTTGTTTTTTCTTCGACGAAGTTGGCTCCCACAAAACTTTAGAGTATTCAATGTGTTCAGCCATGTGCGTTGGAAACTCTATTTGATCCCAGTTTTTGTACACACCTTTTGGTGCAACTACAACGGCACCGCGGATCGCGCCTCTGTCATACAGCATAGCTATATTATCAACGAGGACCTTGGATTTACCAGTACCCATTTCCATAAATAAAGCGTAGGTTTCTTGTGCCCACGATTTTTCCAAAGCTTTGAGCTGATGCTCATAAGGCTTCGTCTTAAACTTATAGTTTATCATAATTTATTTTACTTTCTGGTTGACAATTATATATTCATATATAGATTAATGTCAACACAGAAAGAAGATTATGAAAAATACAATTTTTGAGCTATATAAACCGCAGAGTTTAGCGGATTTTTTAGCATTTAAGAAAGAAAACCCAGACGAATCATTTGTCTATGTTTTACAACATCCACCAGAAAATATAAATATTTTAACAGCAGCAGACTTTGGAACTTTAGTTTTTTGTTTACCTGAGAAGTCACAATTAATATTTAGTGCATCGCCTTTTGTAAGAAAGATGAAAAAATGTTTACAGAATTTTGAACCTAGAGATTTCATACTTTGTTTGGGCGACCCTGCAATCATTGGTTTATCTACAGCAATAGTTCACGAAGTAACAATGGGTCTATTTAATTTATTAAAATGGGATAGACAAGAAAGACGTTACTATCCTTTAACTTTTGATATGAACAATAGACTAGAAACAAACAGACATTCATTTGCAATGGGTGGAAGCACAATTGATATTGCAAATGCAGATTTAACAATGTCAAAAATAATCGTTGATAGAAGAAAAAATGATCGTGACCCTAAAGACACAGGAGCTATGGAACAAAAGATCGAAGAATTACAAAAACAAATTAAAGAAAGTCTTAAACAAACAAAGAAAGGAGAATGATATGTCACAATTTGTATCATACGAAGACTTAGAAGAAGACCAACAGGAGATATTAGAAAAATCTGATATCAATACGTTGGCAAATTACTGTCAAGAACTGAGGGCTTATGAAGATGAGATTGCAGAACTTGAAGAAAAAATAAAACATAGAAAAGAAAAAGCAGACAAGATTAGTTCAGAGATAATACCTAATCTGATGGCAGAGCAAGGTTTGTCATCTCTGAAATTAGCTGATGGCAGATCGGTCGATGTAAGAAAGACCTACAACTGCACCATAAGAAAAGACAATATGGATACAGCTTACACATGGCTTCGAGAAAACGGACTCGCTGATATCATTAAAAATGAAGTTAGTGTTCAGTTCGGAAAAGGCGAAGATGACAAGGCGAAGCAATTGCTGGACCTTGCGGTGACCAATGGGTACGAGCCTCAACAAAAAACAAAAGTTGAGCCTATGACCCTGAAGGCCCTTTACAGAGAGCGTGTTGAGGCCGGCCTCGACATGCCCTCTGATTCCTTCAGTTTATTTGTGAAGGATCAAACTAAAATAAGCCGGAAATAACGAATCATGAATAAGGAGAAAAGAACCATGAATCAAGTAACGAAAAAAGAAAATACAGACATAGCTTTAGCGAGCATGTTTGAACAAGACGGCTCAGCCGGTTTAGATAATATGGGTAGCGAAGATTTTGCTATGCCGTTTCTAAGAGTGTTGGGTCAACTGTCTCCCGAGATAAACAAACGGGATGCAAAGTATGTCGAAGGCGCTGAAGCAGGTATGATATTCAATACCGTGACTAAGCAGACATACGATGGTGAGACAGGTCTTAACGTAATTCCTTGTGGATACAAGAGAGAGTACGTTGAGTGGTCTGATCGTGGCGAGGGCACAAGTGCTCCCGTTGCAATACACCCAGTATCTAGTGGTATCATTAAAGAAACTACTAGAGGTTCTGACTACAAGGATAGACTACCTAATGGTAACTATCTTGAAAACACTGCATCATACTTTGTTCTTACAGAGAGCATGGAGCAGGCTTTAATTACGATGAAGTCTACACAATTAAAGGTGAGTCGTAATTGGAACTCAATGATGTCGAGTATTAAGCTAAAAGGTAAAAACGGTTTGTTTGTACCAGCAGCTTATAGTCACGTGTATAAACTTTCTACAGTTCAACAATCAAACGACAAGGGAACTTGGTTTGGTTGGAACATTGAGAAGGTTGGTCCAGTACAAGATAAGAACTTGTATGAAGCCGCAAAACAATTCTCTGCTAGTGTGAACAACACTGCAGTGAATCATGGTGAAGGTGATGCCAAGTCTAAGGCACAAGACTCGGTACCGTTTTAACATGATAGGCCCATGGACAATCCTCCCCCAGTTCATGGGCCTTTTAGAGGATAATTATATTTATGAAGAAAAAGAAGGACAGCAGGAGACTGTATCACAAGAAATATTACAGGATAAGAACATTAGCAAAACTAAGAAACAGGATAAAGGCTCTAGAAAAATCTTTGCAAGAGATAGTTGAAAGTCCAGAAGGAATAGCTTATAGGAACAGGAAGTCTAAAGAATACCAGAAAGAATACAGGACAAAGAATAACGACAAGATCGTTGCATATAGAAAGGAATACAAAAACATTTATGGATAAGTTTAAGGAAATATTTGAGGGTAATAATAGTGCATACGGCATTATGAAGCTTACGGGTGAAACGACCTCAAAGGGGAAAGCAGTTGCAAAAGCTTTTATAAAGAGAGAAAAGATTTCAGATTATTTGTGGGAAGAACATTTAGCAGGTAGTGATCCTGCTCTAGGTATTATACCTATTAATGAAAACAACATGTGTAGATGGGGCTGTATTGATGTAGATGAATACAATTTAGATCATCTTGTAATAATGCGTAACATTAAAGGAATGAATCTACCTTTGGTGACGTTCAGATCAAAGTCCGGAGGCGCACATTTATTCTTATTTGCAAAAGAATTTATACCTGCAACGTTAATGCAGTCGAAACTGAAAGCAATGTCAGAAGCTTTAGGTTATGGAGGTAGCGAGATATTTCCGAAACAAACTGAAATATTAGTTGAGCGTGGAGATACAGGTAACTTTTTAAATCTGCCGTATCACGGTGGCACCAGGGGACTACGTTACACATTCAAAGCAGGTGGCGAGGCCGCAAGCTTAGAGGAGTTTTACACTATATATGAAGAGTGGTCACAAACGAGAGAGCAGATAGAAAGTATAGTAGTTAAAGAAAAAGTAAAAACTAAAGAGGCTTTTGAAGACGGACCGCCTTGTCTAAACAAATTAGCAGACGAAGGGTTTGGTGAAGGATCTAGAAACAATGCTTTATTTAATGTATCTGTGTTTTGTAAAAAGGCACATCCAGATGATTGGGAAAATCAGGTTGGTATTTACAATCAAAAATATATGGACCCACCACTTAGCTATCAAGAGGTTCAGCTTGTAATTAAATCTGTAAACAAAAAAGGTTACGATAAGTACAGGTGCAAAGAGCAACCAATATGTAGTGCGTGTAATCCTGCTAAATGCAGAACAAAAAAGCATGGTGTTGGTTTTGAAGAAGAACAAATGCCTGAACTAGATACTCTTACAAAAATAAAATCAAATCCACCTCAGTGGTTTTTAAATGTTGGTGGTAAAAGAGTTGAGCTAACGTCTGTTCAATTACATAATCCAGACCAGTTTGCACTAGCTGTTTTAGATCAAGCAGACATGGCCATACCAACTCCAACTAAAAAGAACTGGAGAGAAGTTTATTTGAACCTCCTATTACAGAACCTACAAGAGATAGAACCTTTAGAATCATTAGATCCAATAAATCAAATTATAAATCTGTTGTATGACTTTACAGTTAACAGACCAGCGGCAAGAACAAAAGAAGACATACTAAACAAGATGTCTTTTACAGAGGAAGGCTTTACATATTTTAGAATGGATGACTTCTTCTCTTTTTGTAAACGAAACAACTGGGAATCAGACAAAGTTAAAACAGGTAACTTAATGAAGCAACTTGAAGATATCTTTGTTGAAGAGGTCAGAATGAATTTGAAAAATCAAACACCAAGAGTTGTTAAGATTAAAGCAATGAAAAAAGATAAACCTGCATTGAGCAAAGTTAAGTATGAGGAGACACCTTTTTAGTGAAAACAATAATACTAGGACCACCAGGTACAGGTAAAACAACTACACTATTAGAGTTAGTTGATGAGTTTATACGTGCAGGGACTAGTATACAAAAGATAGGTTACTTCTCTTTCACACGTAAAGCTGCATACGAAGCAATAAGAAGAGCAGAAGAAAAGTTTATGGTTGATGAAAAAGATATACCCTTTTTTAGAACACTACACTCTCTTGCTTTTAAAACTTTAAACTTAAAAAAAGAACGTGTTATGAAAACCATGGACTATAGAGACTTTGGTTTGAAGATGGGTATTCCTATCAAGACAGCATGGCACAGTGAAGATGATGGCATATTTAATTCTGACAACGAGTACTTAAAAATTATAAACAAAGCGCGAGTTTTAGAGATACCTGTACTCGATCAATACGATAAAAACGAACATGGACTAGACATTGAGCGTGATGTATTATACCTTATAGATCAAGAACTTAAGAGATATAAACAAGAAAAAGGATTAGTTGACTATGATGATATGCTTGAACAATTTATTACAACGAATGTATCGCCAGCTTTTGACGTACTATTTATTGATGAAGCACAAGATCTTTCACCCCTACAATGGAGAATGGTTAGAAAACTTTGGGACAAAGCAAACAAAACATATATTGCAGGTGATGATGACCAAGCTATTTTTAGGTGGGCAGGTGCTGATGTCGATTCTTTCATCGCTCTTAAAGAAGAAGTAGATCACATAGACACACTGAAACAATCTCACAGAGTGCCAGGTGGACCAATACACGAACTATCACAAAGGATAATTAATCAAGTGTCTACACGTTTTGAAAAAACATATTTACCAAGACAAGAACAAGGTGACTTGACAAGATACTCTGATATAGCACAAGTTGACATGACTCATGGTGAATGGCTTATATTAACAACGGCTCATCACTTTTTAGATTACATAAAAGAATACATAGAACAAAGTGGTTGGTACTATTCTCACAAAGGTAAAAACTCAATTAAACTTGATTTGATGTTGGCAATACAGACCTGGGAGAAATGGCGCAAGGCTGAGCATCACCTACCTGTTCAGTCTATAAAAAATATTTATTCTTATCTTGGAGACAATGTTGCACCTGGTTATAAAAAGGGAGCAACCTTAAACGAAGATGAAACATATTTAATTGGAGATTGCATCGCGGAACATGGATTGCAGATCAACGACGTTTGGTACAAAGCGTTTGCAGGCTTAGATACCAATACAGAAAACTACATAAGAAATATGCTTTCTAAAAAAGAAAAAATAAATCAGATACCAAGAATAACTTTATCGACAATACATGCTGCAAAAGGAGGTGAGGCTGATAATGTATTACTTTTACCTGATATTAGTAAGTCTGCTGTCGACAACAATGATCGTGACCCTGACGAGTTACATAGATCGTTTTATGTTGCTGTGACTAGGGCAAAACAATCACTACACATATTAGAGCCGAGAAACTATGAAAGGGCATACATACTATGAAATTTCATGAGCACATCAAAGGCGACGTAGCTGAGCATATAGCATCCATATGGTTGTTAGAGCAGGGGTACTTAGTTTGTAAGAATGTATCACAACACGGAGCTGTTGATTTAGTTGCAATAAAAGAATATGAGCTTATACTGATAGATGTGAAGTCAGAATGTCGGAGAAAGCGAGACGGATACAAAATAAACAGATCACTAACACCACTACAACAAACCCTCGGTGTAAATATTTTAAATGTAAATGTAGAAACAGGAGAATGCACGTATGTCTAATAAACACGATCCAGTAAACTTTCCATCTCACTATAATAAAGGTGGTATTGGTTGCATTGATGCAATCAAATCATGTCAAGGCGAAGGCTTTAAATACTATTGTCAAGGTTCAGCAATAAAATATATTTGGCGACACGAACACAAAGGCAAACCGATAGAAGATTTAGACAAGGCCATTTGGTTTATAAACAAACTGAAAGAAGAATATAAGTGAGGTCTATACAACAACCACTATTCACTCCAGAAACAGAATGGGTTCCACCTGATCGTTTACCAGACCTATCTAGTCACAAAGAAATAGCAATTGACTTAGAGACAAGAGATCCAAACCTAATAACTATGGGCTCGGGTGCGGTGAGAAGAGATGGTGAGATAGTGGGGATAGCAGTGGCAGTCGAAGGCTGGAAAGGTTATTTTCCAATAGCGCACGAAGGTGGTGGGAACATGGACCGCGCATTAGTATTGGATTGGTTTGAAGAACTTTTATCAAACACAGCCACAAAAATATTTCACAATGCAATGTACGATGTATCCTGGATCAGATCACTTGGGTTTCATATAAACGGCGGCATCGTAGACACAATGATTGCAGCTAGTTTGATCGATGAAAACAGATACAGTTATACACTAGACTCAGTTGGTAAAACATACATAGACATGCGTAAGAATGAAAAGCTTTTACAGGAGGCAGCAAAAGATTTTGGTGTCAATCCAAAAGCAGAGATGTGGCGTTTACCTGCACCATTTGTTGGTGAGTATGCAGAAAAAGATGCAGAGATGACTTTGAAACTTTACCACGCACTACAACATGAAATATCAAAACAAGATCTTTGGGACATATATAACCTAGAAACAAATTTGTTTCCTTGTCTGGTTGATATGAAATTTAAAGGTGTTCGTGTAGATGTAGAAAAAGCAGGTGTAATAAAAGAAGATTTAATAATTAAAGAAAAAGAAATTCTACAACAGATAAAAAAGTTATCAGGTTTTGACGTAGAGATATGGGCTGCAGCTTCTATAGCTACGGCTTTTGATAAACTAAAACTTCCATACGACAGAACAGAAAAAGGTGCACCAAGTTTTACAAAAAACTTTCTTGCAACACATCCAGCTGAGCTACCAAAACTAATCAACGAAGCAAGAGAGATCAACAAAGCAAACACAACATTTATCGATACAATACTTAAGCATGAACACAAGGGACGTATTCATGCAGACATAAATCAAATAAGATCTGATCAAGGTGGAACTGTTACAGGGCGGTTTAGTTACTCAAACCCTAACCTACAACAGATACCAGCGAGACATAAGATTCTTGGACCGCTAATTAGATCATTGTTTGTACCAGAAGACAAACATACCTGGGGTTGCTTTGACTACAGTCAGCAAGAACCACGTATACTTGTTCACTTTGCGTCTCTCATGAGAATGGAAGGAACACAAACAATTGTTGATGCATACAATGATGGTAGCGCAGACTTTCATCAGATGATAGCAGACATGGCTGGTATTGATCGTAAGCAAGCTAAAACAATTAACCTTGGTATCATGTATGGCATGGGCAAAAATAAACTGATGGCTGAACTAGGACTTATGAAAGACTCAGCAGAAAAACTTTTAAAGACATACCATCAAAAAGCGCCGTTTGTGAAAATGTTATCTGAGGCTGTGATGAGAAGAGCTGAAGATAGCGGTAAGATAAGAACTGTTGGTGGTAGGTTGTGTCACTTTGATCTTTGGGAGCCGCATGGTTTTGGAATCAAGAAACCACTACCTCACGCAGACGCACTCAGGGAGCACGGACCGGGGATTAAGAGAGCATTTACATACAAAGCATTAAACAAACTAATACAGGGCTCAGCAGCAGACATGACTAAAAAATCTATGTTGGCCTTATACCAAGAAGGAGTGGTACCTCATGTACAAATTCACGACGAACTTGATATCTCAGTGGCAACACCTGAGGATGCAGATAAGATCATTAGAATTATGGAAGAAGCTGTGGAACTGCAAGTTCCAAACAAAGTAGATTACGAAAAAGGAGATAGTTGGGGTGAAATACAGTAAAGAAAGTCCAGTTGAAATAACACTAGGTGTTTGTGATGTGTGCAGCAACTATGTTCCTTTTATTCGTTTGGTCACAGACGAAGACGAAAGAGTTTACGAATGTTTGACATGTAAAACAAAACACAAACAATACGTAAATGGCAAAATAACATTCAATTATCTAGAAGATAGTTACATATTCAAAAGAAATTAGTGGCGATAACTAAAAGCTACCGCCACCATATGAAGGCGTGAAAATACTTTATAAAATATATTAAAATAAAGTCTTGTCAAATATAATATTTGAGATATATAATCCCATATAATAACATAGAAAGAAAGGTAAAAACATGCCAGATACAAGCAGTTTTAAATCAGTATCAGTTTCAGTTGATACACATAGTAAACTTACCAACTTAGCACAAAACAGGTTTGAAGTACCAGTAAGTGTGCAAAAAGTTATAGAATTTTTACTAGAGAAAGAAATAAAGAAAAAAAATGGTAGATCTAACGGGAAATCACGACGTTAAAGCTATTTGCCCACGTTGTATGGGCAATGGCTATATCAAAATTCAAAAGGGAGAACATGATTGTCCGCAGTGTGAATGCGAAGGATTTGTTATGTTGCCTGCATATCAATGTAGAGAAAATGTTGAAGGTGGTATTGAACCGAGATGGATGAAAACTGGAGAGACTATCTAATGGACCCAGAACAGGAGTACGGATGGTAGAAAGTTTTGAACATATTAAGTATGCAAAAAATGTTTTAAGCCAAAAAGACTTTGAGGAGTTGCAAGAATATATTGGCGACTCTGTAGGAGATTGGCCAGC